ATCCGACCCGGCTGTGCCCGTTGCTGTCGCCCCGGATGCCAATGCCATCCGCGCCGAAGCCGCAGAAGTGGCACAGGTCTGTGCACAAGCCGCACGACTGGGCGTATCGATTGATGCCGCAGATGCGGTGAAACGTGGCCTGAAACCGGAAGCCCTGCGTGCGCAGGTGCTAGAGGATCTGGCTGCGCGCGGTGACGCCGCCGGAATCCTGGCATCCGCGCCTGTGCCAACCGCCGCAAAAGACAGCCCGCTAATTGCCGCTGCCAAACAGGCCGCGACAAACGCCGCGCGCTAATCCCACCCCCACTCACGGAGCCTGACCCATGACCGTCCTCACCCAACCGCCCAGCATGGGCGATGTCCTCAAATACGAGGTCAACCCGAACTACACCCGCGACACCATCACCCTGCTGTCCGGCATGGCCTATCCCGTTGGCTCGGTTCTCGGGCGCATTACGCTCAGCGGCAAATACGGCCTTGCCAGCGATGGCGGCACCGATGGCGCACAAACCGCCGCAGCCGTGTTGCTCTATCCGGTCGATGCCACGCTGGCAGATGCCATCGGCGTTGTCGTGACACGAGGTCCTGCGATCGTTTCACGCGCCGGGCTGGCTTACGACGCCACCGTCAATGACGCGGCCAAGATCACCACCAAGATTACCGAGCTGGCAGCGCTGGGCATCATTGCCCGCGACGCCGCCTGATTACTCCCTCTCAATCCCCGGAGCCCTCCATGACCATCACCCGCAATCCCTTTGATACCGGCGGCTATTCGCTGGCCGAAATGACGCAGGCCATCAATATCCTGCCCAACCTCCACTCCCGCCTGGCCCAGATCGGCCTGTTCCGCTTTCAGGGTGTCACCCAGCGATCCGTGATCATCGAACAGTTCGAGGGCATTCTCAGCCTTCTGCCCACTGTCCCGCTGGGCGGTCCCGCCACCCTTGGCCAGCGCGAGGGGCGCTCCATGCGTTCCTTCGCCCTGCCATGGATCCCGCATGACGATGTGATCCTGCCTAGCGATATTCAGGGGGTCCCGGCGATTGGCATGTCGGATGCAGCTGATCCCTTGCTGGAAGTGATGGGGCGCAAGCTGACGCTGATCCGGCGCAAACATGCCCAGACCCGCGAATACATGGAAATGAATGCACTGCGTGGCATCGTAAAGGACGGCGCTGGCACCACGCTATACAACTACTTCACCGAGTTTGGGCTGGCGCAAATCTCCGTCGACTTCGTGCTGGGCACTGCCGGTACTAATGTTCAGGGCAAGGTCCGCACCACCCTGCGCAATATCGAGGACAACCTGTTGGGCGAGTCGATGACCAGCGTGCATGCACTGGTCAGCTCCGAATTCTTCGACAAGCTGATTTCGCATTCCAAGACGGCGGATGCCTACAAGTTCTTTGCCGCCACCGGGGCCCAGCCCCTGCGCGAGGACATGCGCCGGGCCTTTCCCTTCGCCGGGATCCTGTTTGAGGAATACAATGGCAGCGTCACCCTCTCGACCGGGGCCACGGAACGGCTGATCCCGGCAGGCGAAGGCATCGCCTTTCCCATGGGCACGTTTGACACCTTCACCACTTACGGTGGTCCCGCCAACCTGCTGGAAGCGGCCAACACCATCGGCCTGCCTCTCTATGCCCGTCAGCATCTGGACGAAAAGGGCCGCTGGATTGATCTGATGACCGAGGCCTCAATCCTGCCGGTGAACAAGCGTCCGCGCATTGCCATCCGCCTGCACAGCTCGAACTGACGAGGTTAGCTGATGAACGCCTTCGCCACTGCCATGGATCGGATATTCTCCCATGCCGACATGGCGGTGGCAGCCGTCTGGATTTCGGACACCACGTCCGAGGAGCGCCCGATCCGGGTTGTCCGCCGAGCGCCCGACCGGATCACTGATTTTGGGTCCGCGCGCATTGTGAATGATACCACCACCGTTGATGTGCGGGTCATCGAGCTTGCCGATCCGCAGCCCGGCGACCTGATCATTCTCGGCACAGATAGCTTTGTCATCCAGGGCGAACCCACCCGTGACGCAGAGCGGCTGGTCTGGACGCTGGACTTGAGGCCATCATGAAACTGACCGTTGATTTCTCGCCCGATCTGGTGGCCTTGCTGGAACAGGAGATCAAGGCCGGTGAGCGCGCGGTCACATCCGCCATGAAATCCGCCGGGGCCGAGTTGAAACAGGACTGGCGGGAGCAGATAACCCGATCGGGTCTGGGTCACCGCCTGCCACGCACCATTCGCAACCGAACCTATCCGACCAGTGGTGACAGCATCAATGCCGCCGCATTCATCTGGAGCAACGCCCCGGAAATCCTCAACGCCCATGATCGTGGCGCGCTGATCCGCTCGAAATCCGGGTTCTGGCTGGCGATCCCGACCGAGGCCGCTGGGAAAGGACGAGGTGGTGCGCGCCTGACACCGGCACAATGGGAGCGCCGCCGGGGCATGCGGCTGCGATTCATCTATCGCCGCAAGGGTCCCAGCTTGCTGGTGGCCGAAAAGGCGCGGATCAATACGCGGGGTCTGGCTGTCGCCTCGCGCGCAAAGACCGGGCGCGGGCAGGTCAGCGCGCCGATCTTCCTGCTGGTGTCGCAGGTGAAACTGCGCAAGCGGCTGGATCTGGCGCGGGATGCGGAAAAGGTGGTGGGGACGGTGCCGGGGTTGATCGTGGGGAAATGGGTGGAAGGGCGGTGAAACCGGCAAGGAATGTGAGTGAGATCCTGAGATCATATCTGTTCTGTGACATTTCAGTATTGCCGTCTGAACCGGAGGATCGAAGTCTCTGATGGTTTTCAGACAGGGTTCGGCTTCAATCTCCTTGGGCTAACATGTTGCACCGCTCAGGTTGGGTCGTGACTAACAAATGCCATAGCGAGGTGTGAACGAATAGATTAGCTATCCTTCATTCACACTTGGCGTAGTCTGAAGACATGCAAGTTCTGGCTTTTTGAACTGCTTCGGCAATTTGCCTCGGTGCCATCGTTTTTTCCATTGCATCCCGGGATTTTCCGGCTTGTTCGGAACCGTTTGCGTTGGCGATGTTAAACCACATGTGTGACACAACCGCGTCTTTCAATACGCCGTTGCCGTCGTGGTACATGAAGCCAAGCATCGTTTGTGCATCGGCACGTCCTTGTTCTGCCGCAACGTGAAACCATCGTACGGCCTCCCTCGCATCATTCAAAACTCCTTCGTCATCCCAGTAGATGGAGCCAAGCATGTATTGTGCACCGGCATCTCCCTGTTCGGCTGCTAGGCGAAACCAGTGTGTGGCTTCCGTCGCATCTTTCAATACGCCATCGCCGTTGCGGTAAAGAATACCAAGCATGTATTGTGCATCGACATCTCCCTGTTCGGCGGCAAGCCGATACCAGTGCGCTGTTTCCGTCGCATCTTTCAATACGCCGTCGCCGTCGTGGTACATAAAACCGAGAATAAATTGCGCACTGGAAAGCCCCTGTTCTGCCGCAAGCCGAAGCCAACTCACGGCTTCCGCCGCATCTTTTGGCACTCCGTTGCCAGACCTGTACATGAGACCAAGCTTTAATTGCGCCCCGCCATTTCCTTGTTCGGAGGCAAGGCGATACCAGTGCGCTGCTTTTGGACTATCTTTCAATACGCCATAGCCGTTGTAGTACATAAGGCCAAGATTGAATTGCGCATCAGCGACACCATCCTCAGCCAATGGCTTAAATTCCTTTAAAGCGATGTCGTATTTCGCCCCATAGTAAGCATCCAAACCCCGTTGGAAGCTCGCGGCGACGGCGCTCGACGCCCCTATGAATCCATTTGAATCTGACGCAGCCTCTTCTACTTCGCGGTTCTCGGTGTCTTCATTGCCAAGGGACTCTATAAATTTCATGGTCGATGCTGTTAAGTCGGCTACAGCCTCATCATCGGCGCTGCTTACTTTTCTTTCAATCGCCTCAACCGGTTTGATTATGACTACAATGACAAGTACCGAAGCAATGAGTGTCGCGGAAGCATACCCAAGGAACCGGTTTGTGCGGTAGAGCAGACCGATGCTGCCAAATGCAAGGACCGCGAGGCCCTGCCCGAGACCTTGAGCGAAGGAATCACCCGCCAGACTGGCGTCCCATAGTGGGTTATAGTCCAGAAAAAGCCGCAGTAAACCGAATGCAATCAGTACCGAAATTGAGAATAAGAACCTGTTCATAAGATCGCAGGATAGAGATTGAATACGGCGATATTGAGAAAACATTTTGTTCGCCTCAGCTATTATTGAACAGACATTTCTCAAGTGGAAGGCTGCGTGCCTCAATTGCGCCAATGTCGGCTTGGGGTTTAATTGCTCATCGAACAGTATCCACGAACACGTGCCATTTTCTGCTGAAGTCAGGATGCCATGCTCACAACCCGCGAAACTATCCTGCAGGCCCTGCTTGCGGCGCTGCAAACCGTGCCCGGCGCAACTGCCCTGCGCGAAGAAGTGCTGCCCGAGCGCCTGCCCACAGTTGGCCTTGTGATCCTGCGCGACGGTGATCCGGGCGCACCAGAGGTCACGTTGTCGCCGCTGGCCTACCACTATGAACACCGCGCCGAACTCGAGGTGATCGTGCAGGGCAAGACGCCGACGGCGCGGGCGACCGCTTTTGACACCCTCGTGCAGGCCATCGGTGCAGCACTGACCACAGACCGCACCCTGGGCGGGTTTTGCGACTGGACGGAGGCGCAGGCCCCGCAGCCGGTTGACCTGCCTGTAGAGGGTGCAGCGGCGCTCAAGGCGGCAATCATTCCGGTCATCCTGACCTACAGCACGACCGACCCATTGGGCTGACCCCCAACCAGTTGACCCCACCCCAAAACAAGGAACCTGTATATGGCACGCGCACAAGGCACGCGGTCGCAACTCGCGGCTGCGTTTGAGACGACCTATGGCATCGCACCGGCAAGTGGATACTTCCAGATGCCGTTCGCCAGCGCCTCACTGGGGGCCGAGCAGCCCCTGCTGACTTCCGAACTTCTGGGCTATGGCCGCGATCCGCTGGCTCCAATCAAGGATGCGGTGACGGCGGATGGTGATCTGGTGGTGCCGATTGATGCCGAGGCGTTCGGCTTCTGGCTGAAGGCGGCTTTTGGCGATCCGGTCACCACAGGTACGACAGACAAGACGCATGTGTTCAAGTCGGGCGGCTGGACCCTGCCAAGCATGGCCATTGAGGTCGCCATGCCCGAAGTGCCACGGTTCGCGATGTATTCCGGTTGCGTGCTCGATCAGCTCTCGTGGCAAATGCAGCGTTCCGGCTTGCTGACGGCCACGGCCAAACTGATCGCCCAAGGTGAAACAGTCGCCACATCGACGGCGGCCGGAACACCGTCCACCTGGACCCTGCAGCGGTTCGGGCATTTCAACGGATCGATCAAGCGCAACGGCACGGCGCTGGGCAATATCGTCACCGCCGATATCCAGTATTCCAACAATCTCGACCGGATCGAGACCATCCGCGCCGACGGGCGCATCGACGGGGCGGACCCTTCCAATGCCGCGCTCACCGGCAGGATCGATGTACGCTTTGCCGACACCACGCTGATGGATCAGGCGCTGAACGGAACGTCGGCCAACCTCGAATTCTCCTACACCATTTCGGCAAATGTCAGCCTGACCATCACCGCTCATGAGGTCTATCTGCCCCGCCCGCGCGTCGAGGTGCAGGGACCGCAGGGCATCCAGGCCAGTTTCGACTGGCAGGCAGCCTACAATTCCGCCGCCGGGCAGATGTGCACATTTACCCTCAAGAACCAGATTGCGAGTTACTGACATGCTGAAACTGAACCTCTCAAATGAACCCGTGTGGCTCGATCTCGGTCATGATGTCCGCCTTCAGCTCCTGCCGCTGACCACCGCGCTGATGGTGGCTGCGCGCAATGATCCGGCGATTGCTGATCTGCCGGAAGATGCGGGCGATGAGGAAAGCGCGCTGGTGTTTGCCAAGGCGCTGGCCCGTATCGCCATCACGGACTGGGAAGGCGTCGGTGATGAGAGCGGCAAACCGGTGGCGGTCACCCCGGAAGGCATCAATGCCCTGCTGGATGTCTGGCCGCTCTTCGAGGTCTTCCAAACCGAATACGTCGCGTGCGGTCTGCTGCTGGATCAGGAAAAAAACGTCTCATCGCTCTCGCCGAATGGTCCTTCGGTGGGGGCGACGGATATTGCCAGGCCTGCGAAAGCACTTGCGAAACCTGCCCGCAAATCCTGAACCGGCCACTGACTTATGAAGGCATGCAGATCTGGGATCTGGTCACCCGCCTTGGCGGACAGATGCGCATCACGGCGGCGGGCACGATTGTCGGATGGGACTTCGGCGCGGCGCTGGCCATGGCATCGGCACTCGGGATTGATCCCGCGCCGGTTGCAGAAATCCTGCCCGTGATCGAGGCGGTGATGGTCCGGGCACTGAATGAACAAAGGGAAATGACCGATGGCTGAAAAAAGAGTCTCTGTCCGCCTGGCGGCTGTCGGAGGCGACCGAGTCAAAGCCGAGTTCGAGGGTATTGGCAAAGCAGGCCAGCGCGGGTTTCGCAAGGTGTCGCGCGAGGCCGAGATCGCCAATGCAAAACTGGCGAGGTTTGTGCGCCGCGCCAGCATTGCCGCCGGGATCATGGCGGCTGCTGCTGTCGCGGCGGGCATTGCCATGGTGCGATCCGGTCTGCAGACTATCGACGAGCAGGCGAAACTGGCCGCCTCTCTGCGCACCACCACCAAGAGCCTGCAAATCCTGACCCGCGCTGGTGATCTGGCGGGTGTGTCCATGGGGGAGATCCAGCAGGCGACGATCCAGCTGACCAAGCGCCTGTCTCAGGCAGCAGCGGGAGCTGGTCCTGCGGTCAAGGCATTGCAGCAGCTGAACCTCTCCGCCGTCGATCTGGCCAAACTGCCTGTTGATGCGAAAATCGCCGCCATTCAGGACGCGATTGCCAAATTCATCCCCACCACACAACAGGCGGCCGTGGCCTCGCAGATCTTCGGTGATCGGGCCGGTCTGATCTTCACCCGCATCGACAGCGCGACATTGCGCCAGGCGACACAGGATGTGCAGGATTTTGGCGTCGCTGTATCGGAAGGTGATGCTGCCCAAATCCAGCGCACCAATGATGCATTGTCCCGCATGGGGTTGTTGTGGCGCGGGATTTCCAACCAGCTGGCCGTTGCCGTCGCACCGGGGCTTGAAAGCATCGCCAATGCCATGGCCGCGATTGGCAAGGTCACCGGACCGCTTGGACGCGCCATCAAGGGTCTGTTCAACCATCTGGGTGAGATTGCCACCATTGCCGCCACCTTCGCCGCCGTTCTGGGTCTTCGGTTGGTCAAGGCTCTTGCCGCTGCCGCGCTGGGCGTCCGGGGATTATCGATCTCGCTGGTCACGTTGCGGGGGGCCCTGATCCGAACCGGCATTGGCGCATTGATCATCGGTGCGGGTGAGCTGATCTACTGGTTCGGTCGGCTGGTCGGTGGCGCTGGCGGGTTCGGCAAATCCATGGGCCTGCTGAAGGATGTGGCAGCCGAGGTCTGGGAGCGGATCGGAGACGGGGCCTGGAGCATTGTCCTGCGCATGCGCTCGGTTTCCAATAATCTCAAAGCCAGCTGGTTTGATGCGTTGGGCGCAATGCAGGACAAATGGGCAGGGTTTCTGAAGGCGATTTCCGGTGCGGCCTTTAAAATCCCCGGCATGACCAGTCTGGCAAACTCGCTGGCCTTCGATGCAGGCATGGCCGGTCAGGCCGTGGATGAATTGCGCAGCACGGCAGAGGAATACCGGTTCTATGCTGGCAACCTCGGGGATCAGGCGGATATTCTGGCGGGCAATATCACCCGGCCACTCAAATCCATGCAGGCCCTGCGTGATGCCATGAAATCCGGTGCCGGGGATGGCGCAGATGCGCTTGACCGGACCAGTG